TACTGCTCGAACTTGGTATCCTGTATGAACAGGTCGCGAAATTGCGCCTCCCACTCCGAGCAGTATTGAAATCGCTCGTAGGCCTCGGTCAGGATCAGCAGGTCGTCTTCATCGACTTCGCCGCCACGCTGCGACACGATATAGTCAGACATGCCGCGCCGCAAGTCCTTGCGCCGGGCCTCGTTGAACGAAGGCCGGATCGCCGGATCATTGTTGGCGTAGACGCGGCGAAGGGCCATTCAGTCCACTGCCTCCGAGATACATTTAGAACCTTCGTTTAATTTGCGAGCGGCGCGACACGCGTCGATGTCAGGCATCTTGACGCGGGCAATTTCACGCGTATCCCATTTGCAGATGCCCGGCATGCAGTCGATTAGCCCTGACAACAACTGACCTCCCAGTGCCGAACTGGCCACGGTCGTATAAATCACGAGATACCAAATCATCGCATCCACCCGGTCTGCTGATCTTCGTACGTGCTGTTCGTCGTCTTGCCGAAATCATCAAGTTCTTCCTGTGGCCGGTCATAGATGTCGGCCTGTAACGACAGCGCGTAGTGCGATAGCGACTTGGCCGCGTGCGAAGCCCAGTCATGCTTGGGTTCTGACTTGCGCTGGCCGCGCTCGTCTACGTCATAATGGTAGTGCTGCAGGCACTGCATGCCTTCCTGCGTGTTCTTCTCATTGAAGAACAGGCGCGGGAACAACGACCGCACCGCATTGATTTCAATCGTGCTCGGCACGGGCGGAATTACTTTAGGTACGCGGTCCGCGCCCCATTCCTCCTTTGCCTGTTCCGTGATCGAGAACCGCGCGCTCAACACCTTGTGCTCGGCGTCGTGCGGCAGGATCACCTTGCCGATACGATATTTCTGCTTGCTGCCATGCGGGCGCTCGCGCCATTCCTCGACATAGTGCGTGAAATCGTAACCGGTGTTGCCGTAATAGTCGATGACCGCGTGATCCATCCCGAACTGCTGTATCGCCCACCACGCGCAAGTGTCGGCACGCCCGAGATCGGCTACTAGCGTGACGGGCTTCTTGGGGTCCCAGCGCACGTGCGGTGAAATCCGGCACGGATCGTCTTCCAGCGCGGCCTGTATTTCCTTGGCATAGACCGCGCCCTGCAGCACCTTGCGAGGCTTGCCGCCCCACACCGTCATGTAGTTGTCGTGGTCCTTTTCCTTCATCCGCTCCATCTGACGGCGCAGGATCGCGGGGAACCACTCGTTGTCCCAGTAGTTCATGGCAACGACGACCGCGCCTTCGGGCGGGTCGAGCACGAACCGCTTGTAAGTAGCGTCAGTCGCGAGTTCGGGGTTGAACTCCACCCAGATTTCAGAGCCCTCGCCGAACGGCCCGCCGGGCGGGTCCTTTCTTATGGTCGGTTCAAGCGCTTCCCACGCGGGGTCGGAAATGTTGTTGGCCTCGAACACCGCGCAGATGTCGACGCCTTCATACGACTTGATCTTGCGGAACTGGTTCTTGAGGCCCGCGAACACGAACCGCGTGCCGTTCTTGCCCTCGATCTCGCCATCCCATGCCGTATAGAAGTGCGACAGCCCCATCGCCTCAACCTGATCGCACAACAGCTTGTACACCGATTCGTCGATCGATTGCTGAATTTCACGGGTGCACAGGATGAACAGCTGCTTGGTCGCGCCCAGCTGCAACAGCGCTCGGCAAAACGACCACGACTTGGCGCTACCGCGCCCGCCCCACATCACCTTGTAAGGCGCGGGGCGAAACAAAAATTGGGCCTTCTCCGGATAGCTGATCTGGAGAGGCTTTTGACTGGCCGACGCTTTCAGGTCCGCCAGTTTCATGGGTCACCGGTAGCTAACGGTAAGGTCGCCTGCTGCAGTTCCTGTCGTCACCGTCAACCCGGTGGTGAACGCTGCGTCGTAAGTCAGACAGCCCGGTTGCGGCGAAGCTGGCGTCGTAACGGTGCCGATCTTGGTGCCCGAGCCCGCCGTATTGTCAAACACCGTGACCGTCTCGGTAGCCACCGGATTGTTGAAGCAGATCGTGTGTAGCACGCCGGCCCCGGTCTTGAGAACGAACGTCGCGTCAGTCGTGATGTTGGAATACAGATACGACGGTTGCACCGGCAGCGGCGAACTCAGCGTCACTGCATTCCAGCCCCAGCGCGTGTTGCCGGGGTCGGTCGTGATTGGCACCAGCCAGCCGGGCGTGGACGGGTTCGGCCCGGATTGCGCTTTCAACCTGTCGCCTGCGCACCCAAATAACAGCGCAACTGACAACAGACTAGAAATCAGAAAGTTGCGCACGTCACACCTGCCTTTTCAGCGCGTCTGGCATAATCTTGCCATCGGGCGGCGTCTGGTCGATAGTCTGATGGAATTGGAACAGATAGAGCGGCTGACCGTCGTCCGCCGTCTTGTCAGTCTTGGAAATTCGCACCGGGACGACCTGCACCTTGATGCGGGTGCCGTCTTCCAGCAGAATCTTGGTCACGCCAAGCGATTCTACCGTGAAATCGGCGAAACCTACGACTTTCGGCTCAAACTGCTGTTCCGCCATGACCAACTCCTATTGTAAGGCGCCCGCCGCGCGGGGGACATCGACGCGGCGGGCGGGCCGAGCAACTCGGAGCAAGTTACAGTTCGGCCGACGCAGTAACCTTGCCGGTGCCGCCGTTGTCGTACATCTGATCGACGGTGCCAGCAGCCGGAACGGTGGTCGCGGTGCACAGTGCGTAGGCGCTGAGAACGCTGGCTGTGGCGGTAGCGACCGTGGTGTCAGCCGCTAGCGTGCAATTGTTGAGAGTGCCGCCCGCGACGGTGGTTTCGACCGCGAACCCGTTGGCGTAGGTCATGGTCGGCACCGCGCGCATCGGCACCGGGAATACCACGTTCCATGAGCAGGTGGTCACGCTGCGCGAACGGCACATACCGCGCGCCGGGGCTGCCGCACCTTCAACAATAGTGTACAAGAACCGCTGAGCCTGCGCTAGATCGAACGCCGCAGTGTGGTGTTCGAACGACGACGGCGTCACGACGCTGCCGACCGTGATTTCCAGCTGATGGTTGGAAGTCTCGATCCAGTCGTTGGTGCCGGCAGTACCGACCGGCGTGTAGCAGATCGACGTGCCGACTTGCGTGGCCGTGGTCGGAATGGCGCCCGACACCCACACCTGCACCCACGCCGCAGTCGCACCGGTCGGCAACGCCTGTACCGTGGCCTGACCCGTGGTCACCGACACCGGGAACGCGGTGCCAGTAGTCGAGGAATCGGCCGCCGCCGTAATCGCGTTGGCCTGCCCGGTCCAAGTGCCGGCCTTAAAGTTTGCCGCCGACTGATCCGAGCCGGTACCGGTGGCTACCGTCACCACCACGTTACCGTTAGTAGATGACAGGTTAGCACCCGCCTTGATCCAGAACGAATACACGAAGTTCTGGCCCTGTAATGCTACCGAGTCCTGCGAAGTCAGGACGTTGATCTGGCAGATTTGCGCGGTATCGGCGTTGGCCGACTTGCGCTGGAACCGCAACGACTTGGTGAACTGGTTCGCCACGATGTCAGTCGCGCCGGTCTGCGACGACCAGTTGATGGCCGACGACCCGCCGCCCACCACCCGGAAGCCGTCCGCCGTCGTGGTAACGGTGTTGGTGATGTCCGCCGCCTGCGACGTGCCAGACTGGAACGGGTTGACCGAGATGTCGCCGTTGCGAATCAGGTTGCGCGTCACCGAGCCCGAGCCTTGAAACACGCCGTCCGGGCCGACCAGCAACGCGCTGGGAATCAATACGGTCTGCGGTTGCTGGCCCGAAGCAAGGCCGGTATCGGCCGGGATCAGTTCCTTACCGGTCAGTCCGACCGGCCCAGCAGGAGCGGTGGAATTGCAATTCGACGCGAACGTGCCGGCAGTGCCCGGAATGCCCTGATTGAAACTGTTGGGGCTGATGCCGGTAAAGGCCGGCTGACCGGTCCCCGAGTTCGCCGGGTTACCGACGCCCGATATCGACGTGCAGTAGGCCGCCTGACCCACGATGGGAAAGCCTGGAAACAGACCGGCCGCATGCGCGACATAAGAAGCGACCGCAACGGCGCCAAGGCCGAGTGCCGCTGAACGAAGCCACTTCATTGTTAGCCCTCCTGATGCAGCGGGATGCTGCGGCTAGTTCTACGCACGTCACAAATCGTGTAAAAACTCAAGATACGCCGCGCCTCGATAGACAAACGGCGTTTCGTGATGACGACAGGCACCCAGCATCGGGTAAAGATTGCGACAGTCAATCATTCCCCAATGCGAAATGCTGATCATTTCCAGAACCTACGCGTTACGGGAACTTTCAACACTTCCGGTGCGACGACGGCCACGGCAGCCGCTGCGAGCGCCAAGGACGAAGGAATAACGGGCTCAGGACAATCAGGCCAGCGCGCCAGAAATTCGTCCTTGGTCACAGGTCGCATCCGACCAGCCAGACTCACATATGCTTGTTGTTCCACCGTATCTTGAACAGACAAGCCCGGCCCGTCAGTCACCGTAAAATCGGCAGGCAACCGGATGCGCAACTGCGTTCCGATCTTACCACCGACATCGGGCCATTGCCAATCGTTCTCTGCATTACCCGCCATGAACTCGTAATCTTCGCGATACTGTTCCTGCATCGCGCGCACGAATGCGTTGCTATTTCGAAACTGCCGCACGCTTTCGCGTACAATTTCTTGTACCGACAAATAAGAATTGGACCACGGATCGAGACTTATGATCTCGGTCGGCGCGACCTTCATCAGCGACGACGCCTTCACGATGGCGGGCGCCGCGATCAGCGCCAGTGCACCACCGATAAAGCCGCGTCGACCGAGTTCGATCATGTAAAAGTCTCCGGCCACAGGACTTTACGAACCTGACGCAACTGATCCCGGCTGAACTTCTTACTTGCGCCTTGCCCTGTCAGTCCAGACACGATCTCGCGAACGTCAACATGCCAGAACAGACTTTCCTGCAACTGGTTGACATCAGCCTGCGTAACCGGACGCTTTTCGTCAGTCGAAATATCATAAATAGAGATCGAATCGCTCATTTCTTCTGGCTCGACTTTACGAAGTTGACCGTCATGTTCATGTTGATCGCGCCGCCGTCCGGACCGGAATGCTCGTGGCGTTCAGTATTATAAGTCTTGGGCGCCTTGCCCCGAAGCATAAGCCCCATCAAAGTGTCACTGTGTTCGGTCACAGTGCCCACCAGCACACCGCCTTGATAGACAGGTTTTTCAACGCCCTTGGTCGCACGACGGAAAGCTTCATCCTCAAGAGAATGTACGCCGGTCTCATAAGCAGCGGCCCAACGAACGCAGAAATCGTCCTTGTAACGCCCAGTTTCTTCATCAAGCGTGGCCAACGACTTGTTTTTCCAGTCGTAGGGCGTAGTTTCCGTGATGCCTGCTGCCCAAGCAGATCGAGAAATCGACCAACCTTCGCGCAGACCGTCAAGGAATGCTTCTTCCACTTCAGGAGAACGCTTGGCCTCGAATTTGGGGCGCGGCGGGGGCAACGTGGCACGCTTGGCTGCGGCCAACCGGCGAATTGCATCAGGATTATCGATTTTGGGTTCACGTTCCTTCTTCACGGCTTTGGCCACGCGCGTAACTCGCCTTTGGCGCCTTGGCTCTCGGCGCGGCCCTCGAACAATCTGTCTCATTATGCGCAGATTGAAACAAAACCGTCAATCCCCCCGGTTCCTCTGCCCTCTCCACCCTTCCCGAGCCAACCCTATGTGCTCCGAAGCCCCGTCCGACGGCCCCTCTCTTCCTTTTCTACCCCCTAAAAAATAAAAGAAAAAAGAAAAGGAAAGAAAGGAGGGGTCCGACGCCCGTCCACACCCCGTCTTCCGCGTTCCACGGCGATTCGACGCAAAGGCGTGCAAGGCTGGAGATACGAGAGAACGCCCGTCTGACGGGCCTTTGCGGCTGATACCCTATTGGGTCTTCCCCTAGTCCGGAACTACCATCTGGCGTTCCGGAGGCCCCGAGCGGCCCTCCGAGGGGCTTGACGCCATGCTCGGAGGGTGCTTTCTTGGGAGTAGCTCGAAGCGGGCTGATTTAGCTAGTCCACCCGTTCGAACACCAAGATCGACGTAAGCACACCGGTGTCGTCGGCACAAGACCTGAAGGGAGTTCCCGTGTGACCCATCGCCAGACCGTCGTGTTCCAGTGGGCCGAGGCCACGCCCCTCAGTTCCGACCTGTTCGGGACCGTCATCAAGAAGCTCCGCACCCGGATCGACATGGTCCACCGCTTCCCCAACAAGCGCTTTATGTACGAGTACCTGACTACGCGCTGCAAGCTGGACGAGCAGAAGGTCGAGACCGTGATCGACGCCTTGTGGTCCTCTTACTACGCGTTCAACCGCCACATTTCCAACAGCCAGCGGGAAACGGCATGAGAAGGGCTGTCGGAATAAATTCGTCGTTGGCATTTCGGATTTTGTGGTGCTTTGTTCTTTACGTGATTTGCCTTGTAATTGGACTGTGCAGTTGGGCGGCAATATATGCGTCATGGGTCTTTGCGTTGATGACACCTTTGCCTGTAATGCTGCTTGCTATTTGGGTTAAATTGTTCGGTTGGTATTGGTGGTCCGAATGAAACTAGCTTTCCTGTTCGCCGGTTCGTTTCAGGACGCTGACGATAGCGCCGTCATCGACTGGCAGTGGGAGCGCCACGATTCCTTGCACACCGAGTTCATTCGCCCCGACACCCGGCAGTTGATCCGCTTCGTGCCCGACATGGCCGGCACCATGACCGGCTTCAGCTGGCCTACTTCCGTCTATCTCGGACGCAACCACGAGCGCCGTCGCGACTACCACCTGATCCGCAGCTTTCTCGACGCTGGCTTCTTCGTCAAGCAGGACCCCGCCCTGCCCCCGCCGCGCGAACGCCGGTCCTCCCGTTTCGCGCGCCTGACCGGGGAACTGCGCGACATGCTTAAGGCGGCGGAAGGGCGCGGCAGATGAAAATTCGCTACGCGGGCTATGATCCGAACGAAGATGATTGGAATGCAATAGAAGCTGCATGCGTCTTGGATCGCAAAGACTACTGGGGGCACGTCAAGCGTACCTATAAAACACAAATCGACGGGCACCGCGCCATGGAATTATTAGCTTCTGGCATGTGTCGTCGCGAAGTCGGCATAAAATTAGCTGAAGAGCAGGGTCGTGTGTTGCCTTTTACGGCTGATGGAATTACTGCCGCGATCAAGCGGGTGACTAAATGAAGCTGTCTTATCCACGCTCGCACAATCTGATGTTCGACATGTTGCGTGCTAATGTGCCGATGTGGCGTTTCAACGAGTTCCTGCTGCGCTGGTTCGACAACGAGTCGTCGCTGATCACGTTCCTGAACGATCTCGATCAACTTGGCCTTGAAATAGGGGTAAAGAAACATGTTACAACTGGAAACTCACGACGGGATGATAGTCCCTCCGCCACGCCCCAAGACCATCGGTGACATCGAGCCAAGCCGCTATCCTGACGACGGTGGCTACCCGTTTCTCAATCTCGCCCGGTTTTGCGGCCTGCCCTACGACTGGGTGTTGAACGACGACCCGCGCCTGCCGCATCTGGTGCGCCAGCACGTTCGCATGTTGAACCATCGTGAGGTTATGCGCAAGGCTGGTGCACTGGGGTCGCTGGGCGGCAAGAACTAAATGCGTGTCCTCGTCGCATTTGCCATCTTGGCCCACCTGTGGTATCCGCCTGATTGCTGCGGCGGTAACGACGACCACGGTGACTGTCGCCCCGTGCCGTGCAAAGAAATCAGTAAATATAGCGACGGGCTAGTCTGGCACCGTCTCTATTTCGACGAAAAGCACCGGCGCGTGTCGCCAGACACCCAGTGTCACGTTTGCGCGCGCAACGACGCCTATCCGTTCTGCGTCTTTATCCCGGAGGCCACGTCCTAGATGGCCAAGCCCGTCGCCAGAGTCTCTTCTTCCGATTCTGTGATGCAGACCCTCGCTTGGGCGCGCAAGTCCGGTTTCAAGCCGGTTCCGTTGCACGTGCAGTCCAAGGCTGCCGTGTCGCCGGCTTACGCTCGCCCCGGCTATAAGCCCCCCGACGACGACTATTGGAGGAATAACAACCATGGCGCTGGTATCGTTACAGGACCTAGACAAGGTGGCCCGGTCGACATCGATTGTGACTGCGTGGAGGCTATATACTTTGCAGCAAGATTCCTTCCGCCGACTGCTGCAGTCTTCGGCCGAAAGTCAAAACCGCGATCTCACTATCTATATAAAGTCGACACCACAGGATTTGACAAGCAAGCGTTCGTCGACCCTACCGACAAGGCCACGATAGTTGAAGCACGTGGTGACGGCGGCCATCAGACTGTCATGCCCGGCTCGATCCATGAAACGTCAGGCGAACTAATCGAATGGTCGGACGTAGCCTTCCCGGAAGTGACGCAAGTCTCAACTTCCGATTTGCTCCGCGCCGTGCGCAAGATCGCCATAGCCACCTTGATCGTGCGCCACATCTGGGCGCCCGGCTACCACAATGACCCGTGCAAACACCTGTCGGGTTTGCTGTTCTATCTCGACTGGACCGAAGATGAAGCCGTCGAACTGATCTCGGCCGTAATGGATTACACCGATGACAATGACAAATCGAGAATACCGACGATCCGTGCGACGTTCAAGCGCGGTGCGGCGGGCAAGAAAATCTCGGGCGCAGGCGTCCTGCGAAAGCAGCTTAATAACGACGCTATCGTCGATAAGCTGCTTGAATGGGCAGGAAGTCCTACTGTCAATCTTCTTCAAGATTATAACGACCGATTTGCCACCGTCATGGTCGAGGGCAAGTTTCGCGTGGCCGCCACCGGCTCTCAGCCCGGCGAACCGCCCGTCTTCATGATGAAGGAAGATTTCCTCAACCGGATGGCGACCGACTACACGGAGATCGAAGTCGATGGCAAGCAAAAGACGGTCCTCAAGGCCAGACTGTGGCTCAATTCCAACCGGAGGCGCCAGTATGAAACGGTCGATTTCAGGCCCGGAGAAGAAGATGATGGACGAATACTTAACTTATGGGGAGGCTGGGCCATCCAGCCT